TTGATGCGGCGGGATTCACGGACATATTGAACCAAGGAGGCGGTTGGTTCCAAGCCCCGTGGTGGAGGCTCGGTCCCAGCATCTATGTCAAGAAGATGGTGGACTTGATATTTGCCGAGGCCGGGTTTCGCTACTCGTCCACATTCTTCAACTCGACATTCTTTGAAAAGTTGGTGATGCCATACGCTGCGGGAACAATGCCGACCAACCTATCGGGTTCTAACATCCTTGCGGCAAGTACGGGAAGCGTCACATACTTGGTTAATGACAATGGAACGATTGATTTTCAAAACGATTCAACGGGTCCATATTATGACCGTTCGGGTTATTGGTCAACGGCAAATAGCCGATTCAATGCCCCTATCACTCCATCTCGATGGAATGTTGAGATAGGGTTTGTGGTTTCGTCAACGGTGGCAAATAGCCTTTACACTTATAGCGCCTCAATACGCGATTTGTCGTCATCAGGTGACATCGTAAACATCGGTCCAAGCGTTAACGGATTAACGGGTAAACGATACACGATTCGGTTTGACAATATTACGGCACCCGCAAATGCAGCAATTAACATTGGATTCCGAGTCAATTCGTTGACAACAGATAATTTTTATACAATTCCGTCAGGTGCAACGGTCCAATGGACCTGCCTCGAAAACCCATCCAATATCGGCGTTCTGGATATGCGGACCGCCCTTCCTGCCGATGTTAAGCAGAGCGACCTCCTGCAAGATTTGCAGAAGATGTTCAACCTTCAATTCATGCCCGACCCCCAAGACCCGAAACTCCTTTACATCGAGCCTTGGAAGGACTTCTACACTTCGGGGGTGGTGGACTGGTCGCAGAAATCCGATGAGAACCAAGAGCAAGTGCTGACCAACGGCGACCCCAACGCTTACACCAATATCGTGTTCAAATACAAGGACATGGGTGACTATTTGTCCAAGACCTACAAGCAGTCCTACCCATTGGCACGGGAAGGCTACGGAGGCCGAATCTTCAACACCTCCAACTTTTATGGTAAAGGGGATAAGATGGTTGAAACCCTTTGTGGAACCTTGATACCCGCATCTTTCAGCACCGACAAAATCGTGGGCCGTACTTGGGACATTGACGGAAGCCTCGCAAGTGGGAGCGTCAAGCCTTTGCAGACGGGCTACCGATTGGCGCAGTACAACTTGATCGAAGGGCAGACCGAATGGGCCTACCAGTTTGGGGTCAGCGGGAATGTAGCCCTATCCGTGGGTATCCTTAAGATGCCCTTCGTGTCGCACATTGACAACCCCTATGCCCCAACGGTGGACCTCGCCTTCGGGCAACCTCGCTTGGTGTATTACAACGCCGTGAACGCAAGCGGCAACACCTTCGCTTACACCAATAACAACCTCTACAACACCTACTGGCTCAACTACATCAACGAAACGGTATCGCAGGAAGCCTTGCAGTTAGAACTCACGATGCTGCTATCAAGCGTGGACATCTACCAACTGGATTTCCGCAAGCCCATCTATTACGGCGGCATCCGTTGGCGATTGCTGGAGGTCCGAGATTACTTGGTCGGGCAGATGAAGCCGTGTAGGGTAACACTCCGAAGGATTCTAAACCTCGCTGAATTTGCACCGACATCAACAACACCGATAGCGAATGACCCATCCGCAAGGTACAATGGGCCTATCGACCCCGACCCAGCAGACCCCGACTACGAACCACCCATCAACCCTGAATTACCAACCCCCGGATAATGGCAGACGTAACTAAAGAAATCGTCCTCGAAGTAGGGCTTAAAGACTCAACCGCACAAGGCACGACGAGTGCGAAGCAGCGTCTGCGTGAACTCCAAAAGACGCTTATCGATATGTCTTTGGCCGGGCAAGAAGGCACGAAAGCTTTCAAGCAAATGGAGGCCGAAGCGGGAAAACTCAAGGACCAAATTGGGGACACCTCGCAGCGAATCAAGACCCTTGCAAGCGATACCGTAAGAATTGACACCGTTGTTTCAGCGGTGCAAGGGATAACGGCTGGCTTTCAAATCGCCCAAGGTGCAGCAGCGTTGTTCGGCTCCGAGAACGAGGACTTGCAGAAATCGTTACTCAAGGTCCAAGGGGCTATGGCTCTTGCTAACGGAGTGCAACAGGTCGCCAACCTGCTCAACAAAGATAGCATCCTAATCACCCAAGGGCAGGCAGCAGCACAGGCCCTCTACGCAACGGCAGTCGGGGCAAGTACCGGGGCGATGAAAGCGTTTAGGATTGCCCTCCTTGCAACGGGTATCGGTGCAGCCATCGCAGCCGTTGGACTTTTGATAGCCAAGTGGGATGAACTCACCGCAGCGGTCCGCAGGTTCCTGAACCTACCCGACCCAGCCATCGCAGCGAAAGCGAGGGAGGACGCAGCCCTTCGTGAAGAAGCAGCGTTGTCCAATTATCGGGACGCATACGAGAGGCACACGGACGCACAAATCAAAAAAGAAGAGGAAAGGGAGCGCAAGGAAAAAGAGGCAAGTCAAAAACGATTGGAGCGTCTAAAGTCCGAGAACGATGCGATTATCAAGTTTGTTGCAGACCTTAATCTTGAACTCTACGGAATGGAGTTGGATAGGCAGGCCGAGCAAGAGGATTTGCAAATAAAAGGAATGCAAGCAGAGGCAGCAAGGAGGGTTCGAGATGCACAGGTTGGCCTTGATATTTCTAATAAAAGAGCCGAAAATGAGAAGAAGATTCAGGAAGAAATAACCAAGTCAAACGTAGATATTAGCAGGGCTGGCTTCCAATCATTAGGCGAACTGGCAACCGCCTTTGCAGGTCAATCCGAGGCATCGCAAAAGAAGGCATTTCAAGTCAACAAGGCAGCAGGTATTGCTCAAGCCATCATTGACACCTACGCTGCCGCTCAAGGGGCGTTCAAATCTCAAATGTCCGTGCCTGACGCTACCGCTCCGATTCGAGCCAAGATTGCAGCAGGCATAGCGATTGCTGCTGGTTTGGCAAGGGTTGCCGCAATTAGCAAAACGCAATTTAGGTCAACGTCTTCATCCGTTCCGTCCTCTGCCTCAACTGGTGGCGGTGGTGGCGGTGGAGAGGCTGCTCCTGCTCCAATCTTTGCCAACCCTCAAACGACCATGCTTGGAACCGATGGTGCTGCAATGGGCCAAGGCCAAGGTTCATCACCAATGCGAGCCTATGTCGTGGAACGGGACATCACCCAAAGCACTCGGAGGGTTCGGAGGTTGGAGGAATTTGCAACTCTTGGAGCCTAATCACATTTACCACTATGGAACTACCCATTTACAGGATGACCGTGGACGAGGTGGATGAAGGGGTCCAATTCGTGGCCCTGACCGATATGCCAGCAATCGAACGGCCATTCCAAGCCTTCGCAAAGACACCACAACGCTTTAGCGAAACAGGCGAACGGAGAGTGCTTACTGGCCCTCTCATGCTTGCAGACACTCCCATCTTTCGCAAGGACGAAACCTACGGGGAGTACTACGTCCTCTTTGACAAAGCCACCATCCGCAAGATCGTGCAGAAGTACTTCAAGCAAGGCAACCAGCACAACGTCAATGCGTACCACAATGCAGAACTTGATGGCGTGTTCATGTTTGAGAGTTACATCACCGACTCCGAGCGTGGCATCATGCCACCCAAAGGCTACGAGGACACCCCCGACGGCTCTTGGTTCGGTTCCTTCAAAGTAGAGAACGACGAAGTTTGGGACAACCGCAACCTGTTCCGGGGTTTCTCCGTTGAGGGGCTTTTTGGAATGGACAAGACCGAATCCGAACTTGAGGTCGCACTCGCTGGCTTGGCCGATGAACTTACCGCTTTTTTGCAACAATTAACCCCCACCTACAAATCCCACTAACTATGAACCTGAAAAACGCAATCGAATCCCTGCGGACTGAACTCCGCAAATTCAGCACCCAAAAGCAGTCCTTTGCTGACTACAAGTTGACCGATGGCACGGTTGTCCGTGTTGACGGGGACCTCGTTGCCGGGACTGCCGTTTACGTTGTAGCCGAAGAAGGCACACTCCCTGCCCCCGATGGCGAACACGTTGTTGAAGGCGTTGGTACTATCAAGACTGAAGGAGGCAAGATCGTTGAGGTCATTGCTGCCGAAGTAGCAACCCCCGAAATCGAAGCCTTGCCTGTTGCTGCTGAAATCACCCCCGAAGTTGCCGTTGAGGTTACTGAGGAAATCAAAGAAGCCTATCCTGCCATGACCCCCGAAGTTGTGGAGGCCATCGTCGCCAAGCACCTCGCTGGCATCATGGAAGAACTCAAAGCAGCATACGCTGAAATGGGCAAAATGAAGGAGAAGATGTCTGGATTCGCATCGCAGGTTGAAACCATGGTTGACATCGTCGAGAAGGTTTCCGAACTCCCAACCGAAGCCCCCAAGGCCAGCGGTTCAGCAATCGTTGAGCAACGCAAGGCTCAAGCCTCGCAGAACTTCAACGCACTCGCACAAGCACTTCAATCACTCAAAAAAAACTAAACCCCTAAACCCCCATTAACAATGGCATTTACTTTCACCAACCTTAGTTCGTATACCGACCAAGAGCGGTTACCACTAATCACCAAAGCGGTATTTTCCGCTCGGTCAGCATCTTTGTTCACCAAGCAGGTGGGCATCAAGTTCGCTGCAAACCTCAACCTAATGGACACCGATGCGGTGTTGCAAGGTGGAGACGCTTGCGGATACACAACTTCCGGCACAACCACAATCAGCGCAAGGGTCTTGACCGTTGGCCGCATGAAAGTGATGGAAACTTTGTGTCCTCGCTCCTTGGAGCAGTATTGGACGCAGACCCAGTTGACTGCTGGTTCAATGTACGATGGCATTCCTTTCGAGCAGGCGTTTGCCGAGCAGAAGGCTCTTCGCATTGCTGAGGCTTTGGAAACGGCAATTTGGCAGGGTAACGCTTACTTCAGCGGTATGCTTCAAATTTTGAACGCTGCTTCAGGTTCAACTATCAGCGGTAACACGGGTGCGGTTTCTGCCTCCGTTGGTATCACTTCATCGAATGTTATCGGCATCTTTGATAACATCTACAACCAAATCCCACAGGCCATCCTGACCAAGAACGACCTCGTAATCTTCTGCGGTTGGAATAACTACCGCACCTTGGTTCAAGCCTTTAAGCAAGGAACGAATACAGGTGGTTTGGCAGTATTGTACAACCAAGTTGACCTTGCGAGCCTTGCCAATGGTGAGTTCGTTTATCCCGGCACAAACGTCCGTGTCATTGCGGTTCCCGGATTGACTGGAACAAACCGAATCGTTGCATCTTACCTCGGTAACTTCCATTTAGGAACCGATTTGCTGTCCGACGAAGAGCAGTTTTCCATCTTTTATTCGAGAGACAACGACGAAGTACGGAGTATCGCAGCTTTCAAATGCGGCGTGCAAATAGCGTGGCCAGACTTGGTTGTAGACTTCCGCTTGACCTAATGTGTAGGGGGGAGGGAAACCTCCCCCTGCTTTTTTGTTCTCTTGAAACTTAAAACCCAAATACACATATGTCCTGCTCCTTAACAACTGGCTACGCCCTTGGATGCCGAGATTCAGTCGGTGGCATCAAAACAATTTACGTCCAATCCTTCATCCCAACGGGGTCCTGCAATGCCAACCTATCAGGTGCGGTTACAGGCTTCACGGGGTACGCTTCGGGTGGGTTCTTCGAGTATAACTTGACCAAGGCTACGTCATCTTTGACTGAAACCTTGAATGCGAGCATTGAGAACGGTTCAATCTACTACACCCCCGAAGTAACGTTCACCATCAACAAACTGCAAGTCGCAGTCCGCAACGAACTCCGTCTGCTGGTACGCAACCGAGTCATCGTCATCGTCCAAGACAACAACAATCGTTATTGGTTGCTGGGTTCTGCGAACGGCTTGGAGGCAACCGCTGGAACCGCTGGAACTGGTACTGCCTTCGGGGACCGCAGCGGATACGAGTTGACGCTTACCGGGATGGAGCCTGACCCGATGTTCTCGATTGCATCCACAGTCTTTTCACCATCGACTGCGCAGATACTCGGTTCGTAGTATCTTTGACTTAGGTTTTCATCACTGAGGTTTGAGAGGGGCAGTCAGCAATGGCTGCCCTTCTTATTTTTACGGCCATGAAGATTTGCATTGTTTACAACGCCCATCCAACCGGGTGCAGTTACTACCGCCTCGAAATGCCGAACGCATACTTGGGCGACAACTACCCGGAGTTTGACTATGTGTGCGTCGAGAATATTACGACCATCAGCGACGAGGGATTGAAGTCGATTGACCTGTTCCTGTTTAGCCGTTTGTGGTGTCAGGGAACGATGGAGCAGGTTGAAAATGTCTACAAAGCCCTGACCCAATTCGGGGCGAAAGTCATCCTTGACTTGGACGATTACTGGGTCCTTGAATCGGGCCACATCATGTACCGCCACTACCATCAAACCAAACTCGCAGAGGTCATCCGTAAGCACATCAAATTGGCTGACTGGGTAACTTGTACCACCGAACACCTTGCCTCTCGCATACGGCCTCTAAATGCGAATGTGAGCGTATTGCAGAACGAACCCTACGAAGCCTACCAGCAGTTCATCCCCAACCCGGAGGAAGAACCCGACAAGCACCTCGTCAAGTTCGGTTGGTTCGGTGGTGCGCAGCATGGCGAGGATATGGAATTGCTCCGTGAGGCGATGCAGAAACTACGATGGGACGCAAACTTGGATGGCAAGTACAGGCTCTATTTGGGAGGGTGGAACGACAACAACCCAGTTTACGAGGGCTACGAAAAGATAATCAGCGACCAAGGGAACAACCCGAACTACGGACGCATTCAGGCAGCGGATATTTACTCCTACGTCGGGGGCTACAACTTCGTGAACGTAACCCTTGCACCGCTCCGGGACACCAAGTTCAACAAACTCAAGTCCGAGTTGAAGGTCGTTGAGGCCGGGTGGATGAATAAGGCCATCATTGCAAGCGAAACTATCCCCTACACCGACGTAATCAAACACGGGGAGAACGGGTTCTTGGTTCCTTACAACAAACCCAAGGACTGGTACAAGTACATCAAGCAGTTAATCCTTGACCCCGACCTACGCAAAGGCTTGGCTGACAACCTTACACGGGACATCAAGAGGCAGTTCAACGTGGCTGAAACCGCCAAGAAGCGAGCCGAACTATACAGGCAGATTGGGCGCAAATTGTGAAATTCGGGGGCATCGCACATTTACAAGCAGATGCTTTACCTGAACCCTGACACGACCAACACCCTGACGGTTACTTGGACCGAGCGAGCCAGCACCGGGGACCGCTACATCTTGCGACTCACAAGCATTGCCAAGAACACGACCACCGATTTCACCCTGCTGAAATCTGCAAACCTTTCCAACTATACCAACCGCTATGACCAATTTTCGCTTACCGTGGGGTCGCTTGAAACAGGCTCGTATAAGTATGAAGTTTACGATACCAATAGCACGGTTTCAGCAGCCCTTGCGGTGGTTGAAACGGGCTTGGCATTTATACAAACCGCTGCGATAGGATTCAACACCTACGCCAATACGATTACTTACAACACCTATCTCGCATCCAGCGTGAGGGTATTCGATTCAACCTTTGACCAATCCTTCGCATGAGCGTACAAACACGAAGCCAACTCCAAGCGAGTGCATTAACTATCACCAACGAAACCGCTGCCGGGGCGAACACCGCATCCCGTGTGGGCGGCTTGTTCGACGACCTTGCAGACACCGCAACGCTTGACCGAGAGCGTGGCTTTGCGAACCTTTACCTCGATACCAACACGGCTTTCACCCCAACGCAGGGACAACGGGTCAAGTTGACAAGTGCGATGAAATCAGGCGTTTTGTCAACCTATAACTTTTCAAGGACCACGACATCGCTGACCTACACAGGCACAACAGGGGCGACCCTTCGCATCGCTGCGTCCATGGTCTTAACGCAGGGCAACAACCACCAAATCAAGGTCTACATCGCCAAGAACGGCACACCGATAGACCAGTCAATGACCGAGATTACAATAAGCCACTCAGACGGCCATGCGATTTACACGGAGGCATACGTTACGGGTGCGGTCAACGATGAGTTCACCATCTACATCAACGCAGTCGATAGCGGTGGAAGTATCACGATTTCAGCCCTTTCATTCACAGTTCATACGCTATGAGCAAGTCAACGCAGCACTTCACCCAATGGTTGGGGATAGAGCATAAGGTTCCCGTGATGCTGGAAAATCGTTCCGGCAAGTACATCACCTACGGCTTTGCGAACGAATACCCCTACTACCTGCTGGACAACTATCGCAGGTCGTCAAAGCACAACGCTATTGTCAACGGCAAGGTCAACTACATCATGGGCGGAGGATGGCAGGCAGGGGATGACTTGACCGTAGAGCAACAGGCCCGATTCATCAAGTTCTTCGATGGAATGTCAAGCACCGAGGACCTGAACGACATCACGGAGAAACTGGTCTTGGACTTAGAGATTTTCAACGGGTTTGCGGTTGCGGTTACTTGGTCCAAACTTGGGACCATTGCCAAGATGGAACACGTCCCGTTTGAGAAAATCCGGGTGGACAAAGAGGAGAAGATGTTTCAGGTGGCCGATTGGTACAACGACGACATGATGCAGTTGTTCCCCAAGGTTGGTGACATTGAGAAGATTCCTGCATTCGACCCGGAGAATCGCCTCGGAAAGCAGTTGTTTTATTACAGGGTCTATGCAGCAGGCGTGAAGCACTATCCTCTACCCGAATACATCGGGGGGAACGCTTGGATTGAAGCAGATGTGCAAGTGGCTAACTTCCACAACAACAACCTCCGCAACAACTTTTGGGGCGGTTACTTGATAAACTTCAACAACGGAATCCCGACCCCCGAAGAGCAGGGCGACATCGAGAGGCAAATCAAACGCAAGTTCAGCGGTACGGATAACGCTGGTCGCTTCGTTGTAACCTTCAACGACGATGCAGCCAAGGCCCCGACGCTGGAACCGCTGACTCCTTCGGATATGGACAAGCAGTTCGAGATATTGAACAAGGCCATCCAGCAAGAGATATTCATTGCCCACCGTGTAACGAATCCACAATTATTTGGGGTGAAAACCGAGGGCCAACTTGGTGGACGCAACGAATTGGTCGAGGCTTACGAACTATTCAAAGCCACCTACGTCAACGACCGGGTGCGGAAAGTGGAAC